TGCGGCTTTTCGGCTTACTCTTAAAGATTTTGGCGTCTGTTGGCTTATCCCTGGCGAGTCGACGTATGTTGGTCGTCGCAAGTTGGTGACTTGGACGCTTTATCGCGATCGCCCTTGGGTCGCTCTTTGTTCATTTCAGGTTCGTTCTCGTTCTTCTCGTGAGACGATTCTTCGTGAGCTTCATATTGCGTGTCTTGAAAAATGCCTTGTTTTCACCCGATAACAGCGTATCGTCTTGCTGGTCAGAAGACTAAAGATGGACAACGTAATGCGGTAACGTTTGATTCGTCTAAAGCTATTCCTTTTTCTGAGTTCAAAATTCCTTGCGGCCAATGTATTGGTTGCAGGCTTTCTAAGTCTCGTGAATGGGCCGCTCGATGTGTTGTTGAGGCTAAGTCACATAAGAACAACATGTTTTTGACGCTGACTTATGATGATGCTCATTTGCCTGCTGATGGCTCACTTCATTACGAGCATTTTCAGCTGTTCATGAAGCGCATGCGTAAATACTTCATGAGCCGTTTTGGTCAACAGCTTCGCTTTTTTATGTGTGGCGAATATGGCGATAAGCTTGGTCGTCCTCACTATCATGCCATCATTTTTGGTGTGACTTTTGTTGATAAACAGCTCTGGTCGATTCGTCGAGGCAATAACTTATATCGTAGTCGTACGCTTGAGAAACTTTGGCCTTATGGCTTTAGTTCGATTGGTTCGGTTAACTTTGAGACTGCCGCTTACGTCGCTCGTTATGTTACGAAGAAAATCACAGGTCCTTTAAAACTTGAGCATTATGACGGTAAGGTTGCTGAATTTTGTCATTGCTCTCTGAAGCCTGGCGTTGGTCATGACTTCTGTGAAAAGTACATGACTGATATTTATACTAATGATCGACTTATTCTTAGTGAAAAGATTATGATGAATCCTCCGGCTTATTTTGATAAGCTGTTAGAGCGTTCAGACATTGTTCGTTATGAAGAGATTAAGCGTCTTCGCGAAAAGCGAGGTCGTGATTTTGAAGATACTGGCGAAGCTTCGCCGCAACGTCTCTCAGTTCGTGAACGCGTCCAAGAACTGAAAGCCGCTAAACTCAGACGCGTTATGGAAGAGAATCAATCATGATCCTTAAAGTTTTTTCCGTTTTCGACTCTAAACTTCAGGTTTTTAATACGCCGTTCTTCAGCCGTTCTGCAGCTGATGCATCTCGGTCTTTCTCTGATCTCGTTCGTGATAGTCGCACTACCGTTGGTCAGCATCCCGACGATTTCTTTCTTTATGAGATCGGTCAGTACTCTGATGAGACTGGAGAGCTTGTAGCCTCTGCTCCGACACAGATTGCCGCTGCGACTGCTTTCGTTTCTGCGATTGAGGACCTCAAAGCGGCCGCGCCTGCTAAGGCCGAAGTCTAAGTACAGACGCGGCCGCAACACGGAGATTCTTCTAATCAGTCCTTGCGCAGTGCGAGGACTTTTTTATATGGAGCTTATATGAAGTTCAAAATTAATCATACAAACGCTACTGCCGAAGGCATTGTCTTTACTGAACCTTCGATGACTCAACAGCACTTTAAAGATGAGACCATGATCGATAACATCTTGCAAAAGTATGCTGAGACCGGTTTTTTGACTGATCCTTTTTCGCCGAAGCGCCCAATTCAGTTCGGTGACTTTTCTGACGTAACAGATTTTCAGACTGCTCAGAATGCCGTTGCTAGAACAACTGAATACTTTGAAAGCCTTCCGTCCCGTATTCGCGCCTCTTTCAATAACTCTCCATCTGAGTTCCTTCAGGCGCTCAATGATCCTGAACAGAGGAGTAAGCTTGAAGATCTTGGCTTTGTTGCTCCTGAAGAGCCTAAAGCTCCTGAGTCAACTCCTCAGCCGACTCCTCAGCCGACTCCATCTGCCGATCCTAAACCGTCTTCTTCTGACAACAACGGGCAATTACTAATAACCTATATAAGGGATGGTTTTCATCCCTTCAAATCTCCCTTGACCGTCCGCTTGCGGCGGTCTTTTTTTATAGATATCTCAACGATTTGCGCACGGGTACACACCGGAACCAGTTACGTACTTGATGTAACTGGTTCCGGTGACACCCCGATGCACGTGCGGGTACCCAACGCACTGCTCGAATGTTTGCTTTCTCTTTGACTTGTGGTATATGCTTTGTCCTACGGTGATAAAGCTTTTTGAGTCTTGGTTTTAGAGCCGTAAGGCGGTTAGGTCGAGAGGGCTTTCGGACCTAGCCGCCTTTTTTGTTATCTATAGCTATGGATTTTTAGATGTCATCAGTTAATCGTTCTACTCAGCATCTGTTCTCTCAGATTCCTTCGACTCAGATTCCTCGGTCGGTCTTTGACCGTTCTCATGGTTATAAGACAACTTTTAATTCTGGTTATCTTGTACCTTTTTACGTTGATGAAGTACTTCCTGGCGATAGCTTTAAGCTGACAGCTACTTTGTTTGCTCGTTTGGCTACGCCGATTGTCCCTTTCATGGACAACCTTTATTTGGAGACTTTCTTCTTTTTTGTTCCTAACCGGCTTGTTTGGGACAACTGGCAGAAGTTCAATGGTGAGCAGAAAAATCCGTCTGACTCTACAGACTTTTTGATTCCTACTGTTTCTGGTACGAATGTTCAGAATCAAACTCTGTGGGACTATTTCGGCCTTCCGACGAACGTCAATAAAGCATTGAAAGTTAATGCGCTTCCTTTCCGCGCTTATAACCTTATTTTCAATGAATGGTTTAGAGATGAGAACCTTCAGGAGTCTTTGAATGTTCCGACCGGTGACGGTCCAGATGATTTGGCTAGCTACAATTTGGTTCGCCGTGGCAAGCGTCATGACTACTTCACGTCATGTTTGCCTTGGCCGCAAAAGGGACCTGGCGTGGAGATTTCGCTTGGTGGCCGTGCGAGGGTTACTGGCGATATCACTTTGGCAGCTCAGTACGGTTCGTATCATGTTGATAACGATATTACTTCTGTTTCCAATTGGTCTAACGCTTATCCTGTTAATTACACTGATCCTGTCACTTTAGGTTCGAAGGATCAGCAGTGGAAACAAGTTTCTAAATCCTTTCCTTTGAAACTTACTGCAGCTGACCCTTCGGATCCAGGTAGAATTTCTTTTTATGCTGGTCGTGGCGTAGTTTTATATGACAATATGTTCGCTGATTTGTCTAGTGCTACTCCGATTTCCATCAACGACCTTCGTCAAGCTTTTCAGATTCAGAAGCTCTACGAACGTGATGCCCGCGGCGGTACGCGCTATACAGAGATCTTGCGCTCTCACTTCGGTGTAATCTCGCCTGATGCACGTCTCCAGCGTCCTGAATACCTCGGTGGTTCGTCTGCTCGCATTTCGATTAATCCCGTCCAGCAGACTTCAGCTACAAATGACACGACCCCGCAAGGCAATTTGGCCGCCTTCGGTGTGGTTTCAGATTCTTTCCATGGTTTCTCGAAGTCTTTTGTTGAGCATGGCTATGTCTTCGGCTTTGTGAATGTTCGTGCTGATTTGACTTATCAGCAAGGTCTGAATCGTATGTGGTCTCGCCAAGGTCGTTTTGACTTCTATTGGCCTGTATTGGCGCATCTTGGCGAACAAAGAGATTTATGCTCAAGGCACTGCTGATGACGATGCGGTTTTTGGTTATCAAGAGCGTTATGCCGAGTATCGCTACTATCCTGGTCAGATTACTGGCAAGTTCCGTTCGACTGATCCCCAGCCGCTCGATAGCTGGCATTTAGCGCAGAAGTTCAGCTCTTTGCCAACTCTTTCGTCGCAATTCATTCAAGATGATCCGCCAATCGATCGTGTAATTGCCGTTCAGAATGAGCCGCAGTTTTTGTTTGACTCGTATATTCGTTTGAAGTGTGCTCGTCCGATGCCTGTGTATTCAGTGCCTGGCTTGGTTGATCACTTCTAAGGAGTTGCTATGGCTTTAGTTATTTGGCTTGCTGTTGTTAGTACTGTTGTTATTTTTGCTTTAGGACAGTGATATGGGATTCCCTTGGTCAGAAGCAATTGGCGGAATCGCTAATTTAGGTAGCTCTGCTGCTAGTGCCTATTTTTCGTGGAAGCATCAGAAAGAAGTGATGCAGAATCGCCACCAGTGGGAAGTTGAGGATCTTCGTAAAGCAGGTCTTAATCCGGTGCTTTCTGCCACTGGAGGTTCTGGTGCTGGCGGTAATGCTCCGACTATTGTTGCTCCTGATATCGCTGGAGCGATGAAGTCTGGCGCTGAAACGTCAACTCAGCATTCTGAGAAGAGTTTGAAAGAAGCTCTTGAGAAACAGACTTACGTTCAGAATTCTGCTTTGCAAGCTGATGCTGGTTTGAAGCGTGCTCAGGCTGTTGCTTCTGATAGTTCTTCTAATTTGATGTGGTCTCAAACGAAAGGTCAAGAGATTGCTAATAAAATTCAAGAGGAGAATCTAAAGCAAGCAAAGTTTATGACTCAGAATTCATCTATTGCCGCTGAGAAGCAAAAGATGATTTTTGATTACATGCGCGATCATCCTTCTGCTTGGAAGTTTGGTCAATGGATGGGTCTTGTTAATCCGTTCAACAATACTTCTTCTGCGGCTACTTCTGCCGTAGGTGCTGCTCGTCTTGCGAAATGATAGATACGATTCTTAAGTTCGTTGATGTTTTGTTGCGTTCTGGCTCAGCGGTTTGGGAGGCCTTTAAGGCCGTTAAAAAACTTTTTAAAAAGTGAGGTTTATATGTCTCGTCGTCGTCATAAGCTTTCTCGTAAGGCATCTAAGCGTATTTTCCGTAAAGGTGCATCACGTACGAAGACTTTGAATACTCGTGCTACGCCTATGCGTGGCGGTTTCCGCATTTAAGCGTTAACCCTTGTTACCTGCCGCGGTCGTCATAGTTATCATTTTGAACATCTCAATTTCATTTGGAACTGCGCTATGGCTAA